CTGCGCCTTCTCTCTCAAGCCTTTCCAGTTCCTCGATAATAATTTCTTTCCTATCACTTATAGACATTTCAATATAGCTGCTATCTTCTGTAATCTGAACAATACTCTTATTGATCTTTTCGTATGCAGATATAGATGCTTTATCAAGCTTATTTGTATTTCCTTGAATACTTAAGACTATCCAGCGAATCAACAAGCCCAAAAGTACAAGTACAACAAGGCATGCCAAAACCACGCCGACCTTAATCATCCGCATCTTAAAGCGGTTTTTCCTTTTCTTTTCAGCTGCATTCATATCAATGGCTCCCTTCTACTTCTTTTTACTTCCTCGAATTAGTTCAATTACAATCACTATGATTCCAGAGAGAAAAGTTCCCCACAAAGTCACAAGCACTATACTGCTCACGGTAAACCATGACTTCTCTTCTTCCTCACCTGAACCGATAGAGGAAATAATGTTGCTGTATGTATAGGGAGTCAATATAGCTACCGATGTTGTTGTCTGGGAACTGCTGCCTGAATTTGTACTCGTTGTTACAGTCAATCCGGCAGTTGGCAAAACATTTTTGCCGAGAGTCTGATATATCTCTTGATACTCAGCTTTGCTTGTTTCATTGACCAGCTTCACATAATCTTCTTCTGAAAGAGCTGTACCAGTTGAACCAAAGTAGATTGCGTTTCCGTCTTTTTCGCCATTGTATTCTTTTACAATTTCATCTATATACTGTTCTGCAGTTTCAATCAGACTGCGATACTTATTTTCGATTATTAAATAGGCTTCTGTAAAGCCATCATTTGATACGATCCCCTCATATACATTAGGATGATTCTCTCGTGCATATGCAAGATAATTCAAAATGTAGTAGTTAAACTCTGAATACGCCATACGACCATTGTCAAACTGGTTAATGTATGAAAGCCAGTCCTCATCGGTATTGGCTTCTGCCTTATAATAGTCATACAGGCACACTGTGTTATTCAGATCCCAGCAGTATGCTGTAAATTCATTCAATAATCCATAAATGCCATCGATATCCGATGCCATATTTGCATCGGGATTACCAACATAGTTATCAAAACGAAAGGTCTGAAGTTCAGAAGAAACCTCTGCTGCCATTTCGCTGCTGTCAAAGACCTCTGTGTATGTCACATGTACACTCTGTCCATCACCAATGTAGATTTCTTCCTCTCCTGCAAGATGATTCTGAAGAATGTATCTGTGCGTTTCCTCATGCACTGCCGTACCAACGCCATCAATTATCTTTTCACTGTTGTCAAACCATGTGAGAATATCATTACCCTCATCAAGTGAAAAATGTATAATATATGCTCCATCCGGATCATAGGTATCCAGCATTTCAAGAATATTTTCTTCGTTGATTTCAGCGTTCTTGTCAAGTGCATAAGCCTGCATCCATCCATTCTGAAGTAGCAACACAGAAGACAATGCAGTCGCCATAATCGTATTGAATAGTCCCCTTGTTTTCATATACTTCCTCCTGAATGAACAGATTTATGTGTGTAGAGCCTCCTTGCCAGAGGCTCTATTTTCACAAAATTGATTATAGCGGATTGTTTTTGTACTGGAAAGGTGTCGGCTTATTGATAAAGCAGCCTTCTGAGAAAGGATATCTTTCATGATACTGTCTGAAACCTCTTCCATATTCATCCTGTTTTCTGAGAGAACTGATCTCCATACGCTTTGCCGCCATCTTTTCATTGATAAGCATCGCATACTGGATCTCTGCCCATACAGCCATTCCCTCATATACTTCCTGACGTTTGGACTTGCCATACTTTTTAATGATATAGCTTCTATCCCAGTTTAGATACTGCCAGATGTGCGTCAGCTCATGGGCAATGGTCATGATTGCAGAGGTTCTTGGCGCACCATTCTCAATCAGGATCTTGTAACCGCCGGAATCACTGACAGCAACGCCAACGGCACGGGCATCAAAACCACTGGTAGGAACAAAGCGTTCATTCAGAACACGCTGCAGCTTCTGGGCATTGACCATTTCCACACGGATTCCGCAATTGAACTGAATTCCAAAGAATGACTCCATATTACGAAGCACATACTTGAAAATTGCAGTGAACTCTTCTGCTGTTTTCACAGCAGTTCTGCCGCAGTTCATGCACCGTTCTCTGCCATCGATCAGTGTTTCAAACTCAGTTCCTACAAGCTCAACGCCGCAGAAATCGCAGAAATGTGTGTTGGTCTTATTGGGATTATAGGTTTCCTCCAGAGTCTTTGCAATATCCCTGCCTTCACGCGCCTGTTTCAGTGAATTGTGATCCAGACCGAGATTCTTGAGGTATTTCAGTGTTTCACCGATTTTCAAAGAAGGAACATCACCAACACCGCCGAGCAGAAGGAAGTTTCTGCGATAATATGGCTCTCTCGCTCTCTGCTTTGTTTTTACAGTTTCTTCCTCTTCTACCTCAAACTCTACATCAGCAGTTTCAGTTTCCTCTTCAGGCATTTCGGATGAGAGCTTGTTTCTTCTGAACTTCTTCTTAATTTTCTCCCAAAGCTTTCTGAAGAAACTCTTTTTCTTCGGAGGATCTGGTTCTGCTTCGGGTGCATCTTCGATTTCTTCGTACTCAGGTCCGTTCTTGCTGGATGCAGTCTTTTCAATATGCCATTGCAGATAATCCGCAATCATTTCCATGATTCTAGTCAGATTCCGCTCAAATGCAATCATCAGACCAAGATCCACCTGACTATCCTCAATGATGTAGATACTGCCCTGACCTGCAAACTCGCTATTATCCGTCAGGGAATAACACAAAGGTCTGTAATACGGATCATTAGCATCTGCATCCTCTTTAAACTCCGGAATCTCCGTTACAGCTGAAATATATGCCTGATTGTCGCCAAACAACGTTCCGAATATCTCATTCAGAAGGAAAGTAACCGTATAACGAACATACTCATCCATATCTGCAAACTGAATTCGCAGAATCTGTTTTCTATGATAGGAACGAACAGGAATATTATTAATCTCCACTCGCTTTGCACGAAAGAAGTCGGACTGATTTGCAAACTGCAGATATGCAGGCGTAGTAATACTGATATCCGCTGTTTCCTTAGAAATGATCATACCGGAAACACACCTCTGCGTTCCGATGTCGTCGATCAGATTGGCATTTTCGACAGTATACTCACGAATCTGTCTGTAGGCAGTTCTTCCGGTAATGTGATCAGAAGCTCTGCGAACAAGCACATGCATATCGGAAGAGACACTGCACATTTCATAATATTTGCCGTCAAATGTAAACATCTGTCCGGGAAGATGTCGCTGGAACACATGACCATACAGCTCAGTACCAAGATAGTGTGTATTGCCCTTTTCATCCTCAGCAATGTATGCAGCACTTTTCAGTTGTAAGGTTGTAAGCCGAATAAACCGTTCATCCACGACAGAATAAATATTCTCATATCTATTCTTTTCAATAGAGAAATGTTTTCTGACTTCAAGGACGGACTCATCAAAGGTAAAGTTTTCACCCAATGCATCGTCATACAGAACCAGTTCCTGTTTCAATATCCCCTCTTCGTCCAAATCTATATCCAAAGAAGAATACGTTTCCAGAATCTGCTTCCAGAGGGTGGCTTTCATATTCTTTGTGACTACACTGATCAGTGCCAGTTCCTTTGCAATATCCTCCTCAGAAATAGCACCTGCCGAGAGCATCAACAGAATTCGGATGATGACATTGCGCCCAGTTCTTGCATAGTCCGCAACGATATATGGAATTGCTTTTGGATCCGCCATGAAAATGGATGCATTATCCGCCATGTAGTCCTTTAGCAGATAATCGGACGAGATCACATTGATAAAGCCCTGCTCAGAAACCCTTGTAGAAAAGGTTCTGATCATCTCAAACATGTTGTTTGATTCATCTTCCACTGTGATATATCCGTTTTTCTGTACCCGTGCCCTCCACATATCAGGGACAAAACGGAATCTTTCCTGAATTTCTTCCTGCTTTGTCGGCATACCGGTGTACTGCATCATCTCATAGTAATACTGTTTGTCTATCCAGAGCTGATCTAGCACAGGATAGCTTTCACCGCCGTACCACTGAACAGTCTGTATCTGGTTTTTCAGTGCTGCAAGGGATAATTCTGTGCCAATACCCAGATACCTTGAAATGTTCGGCAGAAGATTGTGCTGCCAATAGGCATCGTCATAATCCCAGCACATATAAGAAGTCGTGCCGCAGTTCTTATTGGTCGCAGACACCTCACTGATGTCTGTCATCAACAGATGTGAAAGTGCGTCTACAAGTCCATCGCAGTTTTTGTCGCAGGAACAGAAAGTCACATCCTCAAGACCGCTCTTGCAATATTTGATAATAGAATTCAAGCCAATCTGTGCGGTAGAAACAAGCTTTGACGGCTCGATAATCACTACAAATTCTACTTTAGAGAAAAATTCCTGCCTTTTGGCATGAAGCTCACAATTATGAACATCGGAGCGTGGAATGATGCCGATATCAGGATCCATTTCTTCATCAAGCATCCCTACATGCCAAAGTGTAGGGATATTGGTAACACTGGATACGCCTTCATGAATCCAGATCTTCACATCATCCTTAATTGAATGTCTGCCCAGAATAATGAGAGCCTTTTTGTGTCTCATCAATGTTCTATTGATCGGATAGAAAATGTACGGAATCAGATCCCAGTAAAACGGATTATTGAACAGGACACTCTTTCCGTGCAGCATATCCAGTGAAGAATAAATGTAGTTGGATTCAAGCTGATAACCGCTGTCGTTCAATGCCTTATAGTACTTTGCACAGGTAACAGTCATCGGATCATCATCCACCAACAGATTTTCAATCACATTGCCAGCAGAAATGGTTGCTTCCGAGGTATAGTGTGTGATGGTATCCTCGGCAGCAAGATGCTTTGCAAAAACCGTTCTGAGAAACTTACGCATCAATGAGTAATTAACTGTTTTCTGTGCATCCTCGTCTTCTCCAAGAATTTCTTTGAAATACTCACTTCTGGTAAGTCCATCGAGGAAGAAATAAAGCTCACCTACAATGATAATTCCAAATATGGGATAGTACGGTGCAGTCAGTTTCGCTTCCTCCATCCACTGACGACTTGCCCAAAACAGTAAGGTCGAAATAATAATAGAACCATGATAGAAATCAGAGAAATACTTTCTCATCTGACCATAGCGATTCTTGATTGACCAGAAATTCTTGTCCTGCTCGTAATTGTAAAACAGTCCTGCAAGATTTCTATGTAATGCTCTGTCAACAGAAAAGATTGCTGACAGAATCCAAAGGACAATCCTTTTAATGATATAATATCCGAGAAGCATGACTGGATTTGTAACAAAAAATAGCCAGTAGCTCCAGTTGATACTTCTGACAATTCGATCAACAGAATCAGCCAAATCCGGAGATACAGACTGAAGCCAAATGGGAATATTGTAAATGAAATCCAGTATGCCTTGATTGATACTGTCTATATAATAAAAACCGACTGCACAGATCAGCAGCGATATAATCGGCATCAGGAACTGTCGGCTGCGATGTACCTTCTTGATATTGACCTTCTTACCAAACAGACAGATAAGCAAGAAAGGAATCACAGACGCTATCATTATCAATAATTTAATCATATAATTCCTCTCTCCTTAATAAAATGCGGCTGATATAGTAAATCGGTGCAGTAATTCGATTTCCTTCCTGAATATAATCCATATAGTAATCATTTCGCTCTGCAATTGGGATTTCATAGATATAGTCCACTGGCAGAGTAAAATCAAACTCATAGATTTCCTCATCGTCTGCATTTTCATTTATCTCATATTCAATTTTTCCAAAAGCGTCACGTATTTCACTTCGGATGCTCTCAATGTCATTGATGTGCTTCTGATAGATCTTTGCAGTGATGATCTCCTTCTTTTCATTTTCTCTGCGTATATTCAAAACAGACTGTGCTCTCATGAAGCTGCATATGTTTGTCAAATACAATGAAAATGAATTCATGGCAAACTTCACTTCATTCATCATCTTCCGCATTGTGTTATTGAATTTTACAAAGAGCTTACGCAGCTTTCGGCGCATTCTCCATAATGACCAAACACCCACAGAGAATAAAGCACCCGTAGCAGAAATAGCGACTACCAAAGAAAAAAGCCATGATTTAAGTGTATTGGTAGATGACAGTAACAGTGGAATAAATCCAATAAAGAATGCTCCTATTGCAATGAGCCCGGAAATAACGGTAGTCTTTTTTGTCATTCTCACTCTGACACAATCATCAATTTCTTTTTTCGCTTTCTCCATTTCGGCCTGATACTTTGCATTATTATAAATATCCGCTGTCTTGGTGGTGACGATTTTATCTTCTGCTTGATAGCTGCTGTCCTCGATGTTTTCACATTCATACCGATTCAAGTACAATGCACTTTCATCGTCAATCGCATTCGAATTTCGCATATCCTCCGATGCCTGCGACAAAGCTTGCCTCGGCTTTTTCAGAAACGAAAGGAATTTTCTTCGTATACCCTTGTATTGACTTACTACAAGGTTATGTTCGTCAGTCGGACAATCCTTTGCAAAACCCAAACCATCATACTTCATCATCAGCATGGATTCTGTATAGGGATGATCAGTCACAAGAGGAACACTGACTGGTGTTTCTACAAGCTGAATCAGATGCTCTGTATCAATCAAGATACCATTTCGCTGCGTGGTTTCTTGCTGCTTCTCTTTCAGGCAAGAGGCTGTTCTGCGTAGCTTATCATCATAGGCTGACAGAAGATTCATAAATTTTGCAGTATTATCCTCAATCTCCGCCTTGTATACCCTATTTTTTTCTACCACACCCAATGGAATCTCATTTTCTGCTAAAAGCAGAACAAAGCTCAAATAGCGGATGATGTCATAATCATAGGACTTGTGCTTTGCCTCATGAATATCCATGAGAATGAATTTCAGAAGATCCGGATAAAGATTGTATTCTGAAAACTTGGAATACTCCGATTCATCATGCTCCATCCACTTTCTCGACTGGACATAATTGTCCACATCCGCTGTTCTGAGAGCGATGCAAATGACATTCTTGGGTTTCTCACACTTCAATTCAAAAGCATCCTGGATTGAACCAAGCAGCTCGTGCTTGTAGGTGTTCTCCACCATCTGCTCCATGAACAACGGATCGGAGAATACCGTATTATTATTGCACAGTAATCTGATTAAAGCAGAGATTTCCTTTAAATTCAATAGTTCTGTAATACTGCGAAGATTTTTGTGTGCGACAAGATTGATAATCTTTGCTGCATTTTCTTCACCAAGAAGCTTTATCAGATCCTTTTGATGATGGATCTTCAGATTATTTGCCAGCGTTACCGCATCCGTTCTGGAGAACTGTGCATCCAGCATCAGCTCTCCATAGGTAATGTGACCATCCCGGAGTTTCTGCAATTCTTCCAAAAGTATCAGGTGCTTATCAGAAACGGGCGTACCGCACAGAGCATAAGAAAGCTTCATCAAGTGACGGATATGTTGGCACGGCTTGCACAAATCGAAGCGGATATGCAGGAGTATAACGAGACTGTTCAGGCTTTGACTACACAGGTTGAAACCTTACAGACGGAGGTCGATGATATCATCGGCGGTATTGTGGAGATAGGCACTTGCGGCGAGAATATCCATTATGTTCTTTATGAAAACGGAAAGCTCCTGCTTCACGGTACAGGCGAGACCTACGATTATGAGATCGGCAGATCGCCGTTCTGGGAACGAGAGGATATCCGTTCGCTTGTGATCGGCGAGGGCATCACAGCAATTGGTACCAGTGTGTTCGAGCGATGCTACAATATGGCAACGGTCACATTCCCCAGTACACTGACAACCATCAAAGCACGTGCATTCTTTATGTACACGCAGGGTGGTCTTACCTCCCTGACGATTCCTCCGACTATTACAACAATTGGTGAGAAGGCGTTTGTTGATCAGGCATTGACTTCTATCATCATGCCTGCAACGCTCACTACGCTCGGCACCTATATTTTTGACGGCAGTGACACGTTGACAACTGCAAGAGTAGAATGTTCCGAAGTGCCGGGATTCTGTTTCGTATGGTGTTCAAACCTGCGTAACCTTACCCTCAGCCATAATGTGACGAAAATCGGCTCTCACTGGATCAACTACTGCAACAGCCTTACTCAGCTTACCTATGAGGGAAGCCTTGATGAATGGGCTGCCGTTGTAAAGGGCGGCAACTGGGACGGCAGAGGCGGTCAGGTTGATGGCACACTCAAAAAGGTCATCTGCCTTGACGGATATATGCAGTATGATACAGAAACGAAGGAATGGACGGAGGTGCGTGAATAATGTGGAAATTCCTTGTGAAAAACCAGAGCATTGAGATTCTGGAGCGAGAGGTTCTCGCAGATCATCAAATTCAGTATGTGCAGTTCAAGTTCACATTTGACGGTGACTGGAAACGGTATCATAAAACCGTGCAGTTCAGCCAGTGCGATGAGGTGTATTCCGTTGTTCTGGGAACTGACGGCACAAGCTGTTATCTGCCTGCGGAGCTTCATGTGGGCGCGGTGAAAATGGGCATATACGGCTACGATACCGCATCGGATACCACTGTCAGAGCGACAACTGTTCCGGTAACGCTGAATATCCGAGAATCCGGCTTTGAGGGTGAAGAACCTCCGATTCCGCCGACGCCCGATCTGTATACACAGCTTCTGAAACGCATCGAGGATGCCGAGCATGGACTGGACGGAAAATCTGCCTACCAGATCGCAGTGGATCACGGCTATATCGGTACTGAGGAGGAATGGCTGGCAAGTCTGCATGGCAAGGACGGCATTACTCCGGATATGTCCGAGTATCCCAAGACAACAGAAGTGCAGACGATTGTTGAACAGCAGATCACTCCGGTGGCAGAGGAAGCCCATACACATGACAACAAGGCTACACTGGACAGCCTGACACCGGAGCTTTTCGCAGAGCTGTATGAGCTGCAGCAGTTTGAGGACAAGACTGTTTATGATATCCAGACAGTCAATGAGGAAATTCTTAATTTGCAGCAGTACAAGCATAACCATAACAATCAGGCTGTGCTTGACCGCATTACCAAGGCAATGATCTCTGCAATGGAGGAGTACGGTCCTTTCGAGGACTGGACAAGAGAGCAGATCCACACGCTCTTTGAATCCGTCAATAACTTCTCCAATACCGCCCACACGCATGAAAACAAAGATGTGCTTGACAGCATTACAGAGCAGTATATCCGTGATCTGACTGCATTTCAGGCATCGACCGCAAACGTTCTGCACGGATTGGCCACAGGACTGAGCGAGGTATCCGCACAGGCGCATTCTCATGCGAATAAGGCAATTCTGGATTCTATCACACAGGAAATGCTCGATGACATTGCATCCATCTCGACTGTGGTCGGGCAGGCGCACTGGCATCATAATCTCACAACGCTCAACGGTATCACAGATTCCAGCGTTTCCCGCTGGAATGAAGCATACACCGCCGCAATGAACCTGAACGAGCGCGTGGGTGTCAATGAGGGCGTTTTTGAACGTTTCAAGACGGAAATTCTCTATGATATGGAGGGGGCAAAGACCTCTATCACGGAAATCAGCACCCATCTGGCGGCAGTGGAAGAAGCACTCTCCGGTGTAGAGAACGCACTTGCGGCAATCGTGGAGGTGGGCGAATGAGCATTGCAAATTATCTGACAGCTCTCGATGAACAGCGAGATGCTTTAGCCCGAAATCTTACTATGATGGGTGTATCCGCATCGGAGACAGAAAAACTGAATACTCTTGTGCCGAAGGTGCTGCAGATCCCGCAGACGAAGCAGGATATCACGCTGTTTAAGGCATCCATTGACACACTCCACGATTGTGGCGAGAAAATCTACACCTTCTATAATGACGACTATCGTTCCCTTGCGGGCTTTGCGGAATCCTATCCGAATTTCTGCGCAGAGGAGAACGGTTATGCGCTGTACTACAATCAGCCGGACTTCAACTGGGGCGCAACCATTTATACGCAATGTGTCACACCTGTTGCACTCACGCCCTCAATGTCCATTCTGTTCAGCTATCGCTCCGGTGCTGCGGATGTGGGTGAAATGTGGCTTGTTCCGAAAAATGTGGGTAATCTGTCTCCGGCAGAGACCGCAAGGTATATCCACGAAACCATCATGGCAGGACAGACTGTCTCTATTCCGTTCAACTGGCTGCAAACGGGTGATAACTACACCACTGCTCTGCTCGACTGCGGAAACATAACAGCTGGTGACTATTACCTTGCGTGGAAAGCAGTCAGCGATAATACACATCCGTATATCCGCACCATTAAAATTCTGGAGGAAACATCATGAAAGAAAATATCTGTACTGCCGCCGGAGTGATCGGCGGCTTTTTTGCGGCATTGCTCGGCGGATGGGATTCCGCACTGGCAACGCTTATCATCTTTATGGCAATCGACTTCACCACAGGTCTGATCGCCGCATCTATGGGCAAGTCCAAGCACAGCAAGACCGGCAAGCTCAGTTCAAAGGCAGGCTGGGTGGGACTTGCAAAGAAGTTCTGCATTCTGCTCATGGTTGTGGTCGCAGTTCGCATGGACATTCTGATCGGTACGACCTACATCCGCGATGCGACCTGTATCGGCTTCTGTGTGAATGAGCTGCTCTCAATTATTGAAAATACGTCTTTAATGGGCATCCCGTATCCACCTGCAATCAAGAAGGCTATTGAGGTTCTTCAGAAACGTGCATCGCATATTGATGATGAAATTCAGGAAATGATCGATAACATGGAGGATGATAAGAAATGAGTAAGACCTACGATTTCAATGATACCACACAGCTTTCTCCGCACTTCAATATCTCCGAGTTCCGCTGCAAGTGCGGCAAGGAGCATGAGACTCTGAACAGCCAGGAACTGGTCGAGAAGCTCGAAAAGCTGTTCACAGCTCTCAAATGCTCCAAGATCATCGTGACAAGCGGTTATCGCTGTGAGCAGCATGACAAGAATGTCGGAGGTTCAGGCTCCGGGCAGCATACACTCGGTAAGGCAGCGGATATCTGCTGCTTCGGTCAAGACGGGCAGCCAATCAGCTCGAAGGTGGTCTGCTGTAAGGCACAGGATATCGGATTCACAGGCATTGCAAACATCACCGCTGCCTATCAGTACACGCATGTCGATGTTCGCACCGGAAAGAAATGGTACGGTGATGAGGTCCACGGCAACAACTCTGTGACCGATGACTTCTACAAGTATTTTTCCACATCGAACAGCGGTAATAGCCACAAGGAGGGTGCTGCTATGAAAGGCATTGATGTAAGCGTACACAACGGCAATATCGACTGGAACAAAGTCAAGGCTGACGGCATCGAGTTTGCGATACTGCGTGCGGGCTTCGGCAGACTGGAAAAGCAGGAGGATGAGAAGTTCGAGCAGAATTATGCTGAAGCAAAGGCGGCAGGAATCCCCGTGGGTGCCTATTGGTACTCCTATGCGATGAGTCCGGAAGAGGCAGAGCTTGAAGCCAATGTGTTCCTCAAGGTCATCAAGGGAAAGCAGTTCGAGATGCCCGTATACTTCGACCTTGAGGAGAAAAAGCAGTTCGATCTCGGCAAGGAAAAAGTCTCTGCTATCATGAGAGCATTTCTTGAAAGAGTGGAGTCCGCAGGCTATTTCACTGGTCTCTACTGCTCTGCATCCCCCCTGTTTACCCACACAGCCGATGATATTAAATCCCACTACACGATCTGGCTTGCGCACTGGGTGGATAGAACCAACTACAGCGGTGCCTATGCGGTGTGGCAGTATTCTGAAAAAGGCAAGGTAGACGGTATCTCCGGCAATGTTGACCTCGATATCTGCTATAAGGATTTCCCGATCATCATCAAGGGCAAGGGGCTGAACGGCTGGGGCAAGGCGGCGAATCCAACGCCTGTACCTGATCCTGAGCCGACCGCAGACAGCAAGACCGCTACTGTGACCGTGCAGATCGGCAACGAGACCTACAAGGGTACGATTGTAAAGGCGTGATTATCTTCTCACGGGCAGAGGATGTTCTCTGCCCGTTCTTTTCATATGTATCAGCAAGTCAGGAGGTATGCTATGACAGATTTACAGAAAGAAAAAATCACAGAACTGCGGAAAAACGGAGAGTCTATTTCTTCAATTGCAGAAAAGATGAATCTGTCTGTCAATTCGGTGAAATCGTTTTGCAGAAGAAAAGATGTTTCACCTATGAAAGACGGCTGTAAACGATGCGGTCAGCCTCTTGTCAACACACCCGGACACCGGCAGAAAACGTTTTGTTCTGCTTCCTGCCGTCAGAAGTATTGGCGGGAAAACAGCAACCTTATAAAGCATATTTCGTTTGTGTCGCTCATTTGTCCCGCCTGCGGAAAGACTTTCTCCGACTACAAGGGACACCACAGAAAATATTGCTCACACGCTTGCTATATCGGCCATCGCTACGGAGGTGCAGCAAATGGAACAGAATGATTTTAAGTATCATGTCACAATGAGTCTTGTGCGAAAAATGGCGAAACAGGGCTTGCTGACCGCTGATGAATACGCCGTAATTGATACAAAGATGAGGGAGAAATACCGCCCTAAAATCGGCACAATATTTGTCAAAATACCGTTGACTGAACCGAAATAAGGCGGTAATATGGTAGCTGATAAACGAGGAAGGAGGTCTGCTATATGGCAGAAAAAGCGCCCAAAATCACGAAAATTGAGCCTGCTATCGCAAGTCTTCCAATAAGAAAGCGGGTTGCTGCTTATGCCCGTGTTTCGATGGAAACTGACCGCCTGATGCATTCCTTGTCTGCGCAGGTCAGCTACTACAGTGATCTGATCCAAAGAAACCCCGAATGGCAATATGCAGGGGTATATGCGGACAGTGCGGTTTCCGGAACAGGTATTTCCAATCGGCAGGAGTTCAAGCGGCTAATCGCAGATTGTGATAAAGGGCTTATCGACATTGTGCTGGTAAAAAGCATCTCACGCTTCGCAAGAAATACTGTAGACCTGCTTGAAACAGTGCGCCATTTGAAGGAAATCGGAATCGAAGTGCGATTTGAAAAAGAGCATATCAGCTCCTTTTCAGACGGCGGAGAATTGATGCTTACCCTGCTTGCAAGTTTCGCACAGGAGGAGTCGCGCTCAATTTCCGAAAATTGCAAATGGGGTATCCGGAAACGATATGAAAGCGGACAGCCGAAAAACTGCATCTGCTACGGTTATCGAGTTGTTGACGGAAAGCTTGAAATCGTGCCGGATGAAGCAGAAATTATCCGGCAGACTTTTGATTGGTATCTTGCGGGTGATTCCTGCTATATCATCTGCAAGAAACTGAATGCTTCCGGTGCAAAATCCTATTACGGAAAAAAGTTCACGGGGACAGTACTGAGCTATATTCTCCGTCAGGAAAAGTATACCGGAAATATGCTCTTGCAAAAGTTTTATACTGAGAGTCATGTGTCGCACAAGGAACGCAGGAACAACGGTGAACTGCCTATGTTTTTGATTCATGATTCGCACCCTGCGATTATATCACAGGAAACATTCGATGCGGTACAGCAGGAGATCGCAAGGCGGTATGGTGTTCCCATCGTGAACGGCATTGCCGCCAAGGATACCTATATGCATCATCCGAAAGATGGGAAAAAGCCGAAGTCATCATACCCACGCAGAAAAGCATACTGGTCGGATGAACAACGTGCAAACCATGCCGAAATCTATAAGTCCAGAGAGACCTACAGGCATTTCAGGTATGATCTATCGCTTTTTATCAAATGCGAGACCTGTGGGCAAAATATGACAGCGAAGACCAAATACTATGCTGACGGCACAACAGAACTGTGGTGGGAATGCTTCAAGCATCATCGTGTTTCTGCGAGCACGGAGAGACCAAAAACAATGCAGGATGCAGCACTGAAAAAGCAGATTGCCGCCGTACTTGAAATTCCTGAATTTGATGCAGAAATCATGGAACAGCGGCTGTCGCACATATCGATTCTCGGAGATATGCTGACATTCCATTTTCGTGATGGTCATACGGTCACACAGCAGTATATCCCAAGCAAGCGGCAATATCGCAGAAAGGCAGAAAAATGAGTACAGTAACAAAAATCCCTGCATCGATAAGCCGATATACCTCTGCGCCGATCAATGCACCGGTGAAAAGGCGTGTGGCTGCCTACGCAAGAGTATCGACTGACCACGAAGAACAGCTCACATCTTATGAGGCGCAGGTCAGCTACTACACCGACTACATCAAAGAACACGCAGATTGGGAATTCGTCAAGGTCTACGCCGATGAAGGTCTGAGTGGCTGCTCAACGGCAAAGAGAGAAGGCTTCAGACAAATGGTCGCAGATGCGCTGGCAGGCCGGTTGGATCTCATCATAACAAAGAGCGTGTCGAGATTCGCCCGAAATACGGTTGACAGCCTCTCAACGATCCGTGAACTGAAGGAGCATAATGTTGAGTGCTTTTTTGAGAAAGAGAATATCTGGACATTTGACGGACGCGGAGAATTGCTCATCAGCATTATGTCGAGTTTAGCGCAGGAGGAGTCACGCTCGATTTCAGAAAACGTGATCTGGGGGCAGCGAAAGCGCATGGCAGACGGAAAACCGAATGTTCCGTTTGGACGGTTTCTCGGTTATGATAAAGGTCCGGGCGGAAAACTGGTTGTGAATGAAGCCGAGGCGGAAATCGTGCGTGAAATTTACAGCCTGTTTCTGACCGGACTGACACCGCATACCATTGCGAAGAGACTCACCGAGCGGGGAATCAAAACTCCTGCCGGAAAGGACAAATGGCACAGCAGCACTGTGAAAAGTATCCTGACAAATGAAAAGTATAAGGGCGATGCACTTCTGCAAAAGACCTACACCTCCGATTTTCTGACGAAAAAAAAGAAAATCAATCACGGGGAGATCCCGATGTATTATGTAGAGGGCAGTCATGAGGGCATTGTTACCCCTGAGATATTTGAAGCGGTACAGGTTGAAATGGAGAGACGGCAGTCACAGAAAAGCCGCTATAGTGGCGTGGATATTCTTGCGGCAAAACTGGTCTGCGGCGAATGCGGATGCTTTTACAGTCCGAAAGTCTGGCATTCGAGTGACCGCTATCGGCGTGTAGTTACCCATGTGGTCATAAGTACAAGGATGCAAAACGCTGCGAAACACCACACCTGACCGCCGATGAGATCAAGACTGTTTTCATTCAGGCTGTCAACAATATGCTCCAAAACAAAGCAGAGATCATAGCGAACCTTCGGGCGAGCATTGCAGAAATTTCAGATATGACTGCACTGATGGCAGAGCACGAACACTTCAAGGAAGAGACTGCAATGCTGGCTGAAATGGTCGAAAACTGTATTCGGGAGAACGCTCGGATCGCACAGAACCAGCAGGAGTACCAACAGCGATACAATATGCTCGTTGATCGCTACGATGTTGCCAAGAGCAAGTACGAGGAGCTTGACAGGGAAATTACCGCACGGCAGGCGCGGGTGCAGGCGATGGAGAGCTTTATTGCAAACATTGACAAGCAGAACCCGCTGAACGAATTTGACGAAGACCTCTGGGGGCTGCTTGTGGAGAGTGTGACTGTGTACAGCAAGGACGACATTCGAGTGAAATTCAAGGACTGAAAATAGAAACATTAAAATCAAAGATGCATCTCTATGGCACTCTGCTATTTCAGCGGAGTGCCTTCTTTTTTTGTTTGTATGGATGAGCATTGTGCTATACATAGGGCTTTCGTTTGTTTATGCACCCCGATTGCACCCAATGCACCTTTTGGAAATGCCGATTTTACGATGTTTTTGGAAGTGCCTGAAAAGCTATCGTTTGGTGATGCACCCTACTGCACCTTCGCCGTCTTTTCTATGCACCCCCGATGCACCCAATTTGATAGCTGACCGACAATCAGAATCAGCTTGTATCTACGGAAGTAGGAACATAGACCTTATTGTTACGAAATCAGTATCCCGTTTCGCAAGAAACACTGTGGACAGCCTGACAACCGTCAGAAAGCTGAAAGAAAAGGGCGTTGAGGTCTATTTCGAGAAGGAGAACATCTACACGCTGGACTCAAAAGGAGAACTTTTCATCA